AAAGGATTGGAGTAGTCATGCAGCAGATGCCGCAAGATATATGGCTCTGTCGATTACTGATTTACCAAGACAAAAAAACACAGCACAAAGTTTAGCTGTTAATGAATATAGAATACACGGAGAATAATTATGGGAGCAATATTTAAAACACCAAAAATGCCCGCACCACCACCACCTCCAGCACCAGCACCAGAGCCACCAAGTTATGAGGATGAGGCAAGAAGAAAAGAAATTGAAGAAAAAAGAGCCGCTATTCGAAGAAATAGAAAAGGTAGAAAACAAACAATATTAACTGGAGCTGACGGTTTGGAAGATGACGATAGCTTATTAGTTAAAAAGAAAAAATTAGGAGGATAAATGGGAGGAGCAAGTAGCGATAGTGGCGCAAGCGGATCAGATGCGGCTTTTGAAAATACACAAAAATCTAAATTAACTAAAAAAAATCAAACTCTTGTAGACGCATCTTTTAAAGATCGTGGTGGAGTAAAAATGGATCAACAATTTAAAACTCCAGTTACAGCAATTTTAACTGCACCATTTAAAGCTGGATCAAAAGTTAATAGAGATTTTTTTACAGATAAAGTTTTAGGATCTAAAAATTATAAAGGCACTTCTAAAGAAGATTTTTTAAGTATGAGTGTAAGTCAACAAGAAAGCATATATGGCGATTATATGTCTGGCAGACAATCTGGAAAAACAGATGCTTATGGAAATGTAAAAGCTGGTGGAGGAAATGATAACCAGCCTACTACTTATGTTGAAGGAGTAGGTACATCTGCGGTTAAAGCATCTCCAACAGGAGCAGAAATGGATCAAGCAACTGCAACAACTGCTAAGACTGCCGATCAAACTTTACTTGCAACAAATAAAAAAGGTAGAACTGATAATATTTTAACTTCTGCTACAGGATTAGGTGGAACTAATTTAAACATTAAAAAGAAAAAGTTAGGAGCATAGATGGCAGTAGAAAAAAAAGCAAAAGAAATTATTGATAAATATAATACTTTAAAAACTCAAAGAGTTACTTGGGAAGAACATTGGCAAGAGATTGCAGATTATTTTTTACCAAGAAAATCTAATATAACTATTAAAAGAACTAAAGGCGATAAACGACACGACCAGATATATGATGGTACAGCTACTCACGCATTAGAATTATTATCCGCTAGCTTAAATGGTATGCTAACCAATACGATTTCTCCGTGGTTCGTTTTAAAATTTAGAACTGAGGCAACCAACCAAGATGATACAGCAGTAGAATGGTTAGAGAGCTGCGCTAAAATTATGCAGCAAGTATTTGCTCGTTCAAATTTTCAACAAGAAATTTTTGAACTTTACCATGAACTATTAGCCTTTGGTACGTCTGCTATGTTTATTACAGATGATGTTAAAGATGATCTAAGATTTAAAACAATTCATATTTCAGAAATATTTATTACTGAAAATGAAAAAGGTTTTGTCGATAGCTTACTTAGAAGATTTCATCTTAAAAATAAAAATATTCCTTTAATGTATCCAGATGCAGAACTACCAAGAGGATTACAAGACGCAGTTAAAAACAAACCTTTTGAGGATAGTGTTATTCTTCACTCAGTACATAAATCTGATACTCCAATGGGTTATCAAAATAAAGATAACATGGATTATATCTCATGCCATATTCATCAAGAGACAGGAGCTATTTTAAGAGAAAGTGGATTTAGAGAATTTCCATACGTTGTACCTAGATATTTAAAATCTTCATCCAATGAAATCTATGGCAGATCTCCAGCGATGAATGCTTTACCGGATACTAAGATGTTAAACACAATGTCTAAAACATCTATTAAAGCTGCACAAAAACAAATTGACCCACCTTTAATGGTTCCAGACGATGGTTTTATTTTACCAATTAGAACTGTACCTGGTGGATTAAATTTCTATAGATCTGGAACTAGAGATAGAATTGAACCATTACAAGTTGGTTCTAATGCTCCTGTAGGTATTCAAATGGAAGAGCAAAGAAGAAAAGCAATTAGAGAAAATTTCTTTGTCGACCAGTTAATGATGATACAGGGTCAAAACATGACAGCAACAGAAGTTATGCAAAGAACTGAAGAGAAGATGAGATTGCTTGGACCAGTATTAGGAAGATTACAATCTGAATTATTACAACCTTTAATTACTAGAGCTTTTAATTTATTATTAAAAAATAATAAACTTCCTCCAATACCAGAAGAGATTGGCGACCAAGATGTTGAGATAGAATATGTATCTCCATTAGCCAAAGCTCAAAAGACACAAGAGTTATCATCTGTTATGAGAGGAATAGAAATATTTGGCTCAATGCAAAATATTGCACCAGTATTTGATTACATAGATATAGATGGTTTAGTCGATCACATTAAAAATGTTTTAGGTTTACCAGCTAAAATTATGAGATCAAAAGCAGAGGTTCAACAAATCCAACAACAAAAACAACAAGCCGAAATGCAGATGCAACAATTACAACAAGCGCAAGCAGTTGCAGAGAGTGCTGGTAAAATAGCACCAGCTTTAAAGGCGGTTGAGTAATGGATCAAAAAGAACTTAAACAATTAAACATTGATTATAAAACAGTTTTTAAATCGGAAGCCGGAGAACGAGTGCTTTCTGATTTGGAAAAAAGATGTAGCTTTCATGCAACTACTCACGTTAAAGGAGATAGCCACGAAAGCGCATTTTTAGAAGGTTCAAGAGCAGTAGTCTTGTTCATTAAAAATATGCTTAACAAAAAAGGAGAATAAATATGTCAAGCGAAAATCAAGAGGTAGTAACACCAGAAGTTCAAACTGATAATACGGTGTTATCTGGAGATCCTAAAACAGAAACTCCAACGAGTACAGATTGGAAAGCAAGTCTTTCCGATGAAATAAAAGCAGACAAATCTTTAGAAAATATTAAAGATATTGAAAGCCTAGCGAAAAGTTATGTCCATGCACAAAAGCTAGTAGGTTCAGATAAAATTCCTGTACCTAATAAATTTGCAACAGAAAAAGATTGGGATGCAGTTTATGAAAAACTAGGTAGACCAAAGGATGCAACTGGATATAAATATGAGATAGGAGAAAATACTAAAATTAATGAAGATGCTTTAAAAACTTTTTCCGACCAAGCTCACAAGTTAGGATTATTACCAACGCAAGCTAATGGTGTTGTAAAATGGTATAATGATATGGCAGCTCAACAACAACAAGACGCAGACACAGTAGCCATAGGAGCTAGAGAGCAAAGCGAAACATCACTTAAAAAGGAGTGGGGTCAAGCATACGAACAACAAACTTCTAAATCTGCTCATGTTGCTTTACAAGTTTTTGATGCAGAATTTTTAAATAAAAATTTAGCAGATGGAACTAAAATTGGAGATCATCCAACATTTATTAAAGCATTTGCTACATTAGCTGATAAGATGGGAGAAGATAGTATAACGCAAGCATCTGGACCAGCTTATCAAACACCAGCACAATTAGAAAAACAAATTGGAGAATTAACACAATCTGGTTCAGCATATTGGGATAAAAGACATCCTAACCATGAACTAGCTGTTAAAGAAGTTTTGGCTTTACGAGAACAAAAAAATTCTGTATAGCCGAAATATATTGGGATAATCGAAAGACCCTAGTTGACACTATGAAAGTATAGGTTCCAGGAGAACTGAAATCGAGGTTTCGACCCGTAAAGGATAATCAGCCGCTTAACATTAACAATAACCAATGGAGGTACTTATTATGAGTACACAAATTACAACTTCATTCGTTGAACAGTATAGCTCTAATGTTCAGATGCTATCTCAACAAATGGGAAGTAAATTAAGAGGTTCTGTTGATGTGGAAACTGTTAGAGGTAAAAACGCATTCTTCGATCAAGTCGGAGTTACTGCTGCTCAATTAAGAACGAGCAGACATGGCGATACACCTCAAATAGATACTCCTCACAGCAGAAGAAGATTGAGCTTGGCTGACTACGAATGGGCTGATCTTGTTGACGATGTTGACAAGGTTAGAATGCTTGTGGATCCAACAAGTTCATACGCTAAAGCAGCGGCAGCAGCGATGAATAGAGCAATGGATGACGTTATTATAACTGCATTCAATGCGTCTGCATCAACTGGTGTTGCTGGTGGTTCATCTACAGCTTTGCCTTCAACGCAAAAGACTGCAACTTCAGACCAATCAGACGGTTTGACTATTGCTAAACTTTTGTCTGCGAAGAAAATCTTAGATAACAACGATGTTGATCCTTCAAGAAAGAGATATGTCGTTTGCGGACCACAACAGGTATCAGATCTATTAGGAACTACACAAGTAACTAGCTCAGACTATAATACAGTTAAAGCTCTTGCTGAAGGTAGTATCAATTCCTACTTAGGATTTGAGTTTATAATGTCAACTAGATTGAACAAGGATGCAACTTACACTTCTGACAGATTAGTTTTTGCTTATACTGACGATGCTATTAAATTAGGTATCGGAAATGATATATCAGCAAAAATTTCTGAAAGAGCTGACAAATCTTACTCAACGCAAGTTTACTATGCGATGAGTTTAGGTGCCGTTAGAATGGAAGAAAAAGCTGTAGTACAAATTCCTTGTCATGAAGCATAATCAATAAAATAGGAGAAAATCACAATGGGAACTAAAAACTCAGACTTAGTAGCAAATTTTGAAGCTACGCCACCAGTTCTTACAGATAGCAGCCTGTTACACGGAGTTCTTCGTGTAGCTCAAGGTACTATAGTTGTAGCAGCTGGCGATAGTGATGATGATGATATTGTTATGCTTGCACCAATACCAAGTAATGCGGTTGTACCTCAAATATGGGTAGGATCAGATACTTTTGGTGGTTCATGTACTTTCAATGTTGGAATTTATCAAAGTGATGGAACAGTAGTAGACGAAGATTACTTCGCAACTGCGGTGGCTGATGCTGCTGCAATCGCAGATGTAAGACACGAGGCTGCTGACATCAATACTGCTGGAAAAGCAATGTGGGAAATGGCTGGAGCATCAAGCGATCCTGGAGGTTACTACTACATAGCGGCTACGATGGCTGCTGCGGGTGGAACTGAAGGTGATATGTCGTTCTGCATTAACTACGTTTGTAACTAGTAAAAAAGAATTTTAGGCGGGGAAAGCGAGAGTGGAACCCGCCT